AAGCTCATACGCTTTGACAGGTGCGGGTCAGAAGTTTCGTATCAATGACGCTATTAACACTACCAGTGTTATTACCCTAGATAACACTACTGTTGCGGACATGAACCGCAAACTCAACTTTGGTACACCTTCACAGTCTATTCCTTCAGAGTTTTGCTTTAGTGGTGTAGATAACAATGGCGACACAAAGATTGATTTGTTCCCCGTTCCTGATGGTGTCTATACACTCAAGTTTGATGTAACTGTCCCACAGGCTAATCTGTCTGCTGATGGCACTTCAGTCAAAGTATTAGACTATTTGGTGACTCAAAGTGCCTATGCCCGTGGTTTGATTGAGCGTGGTGAGGATGGAGGCACTGCTTCTAATGAAGCGTACGCTTTGTTCCGTGGAATGCTATCTGACGCTATTGCATTGGAAAGCACTCGTTACCCTGAAGATAACTTCGTGGCGGTCTAATGGCATCTCCTCTACAAAGTCAAAGCATTAGCGCACCAGGCTTTTTTGGCCTGAACACGCAAGACTCGCCTTTAGATTTATCTTCTGGCTTTGCTTTAACTGCTGTTAATTGTGTCATTGACCAATTTGGTCGTATTGGCTCAAGAGAAGGTTTCTCGCTTGTCAATTCTTCATCAGGAAACTTAGGCTCTAATGATGTAGGTGTGATCCATGAGTTAGTTCAAACTGATGGCACTTTGACTGTTTTGTTTTCTGGAAACAACAAGCTATTTAAATTTGGCACTTCTAATGTAGTGACTGAGTTGACCTATGGTGGTGGTGGTTCTGCCCCTACCATCACGGCAAATAACTGGCAGTGTGCATCTTTAAATGGCATAGCTTACTTCTTCCAAACGGGTCACGATCCACTTATCTTTGACCCCGCTGTCAGCACTACGACATTTAGACGGGTATCTGAGAAGTCAGGCTATGTTGGTACTGTTCCGCAAGCAAACATTGCCATCTCAGCGTTTGGTCGCTTGTGGGTAGCTAATACTGCTACAGACAAGGTAACGATCAGCTTCTCTGACCTGATTGCGGGTCATGTATGGGGTGGTGGTACTTCAGGAACATTAGATGTGTCTCGTGTATGGCCTAATGGTTCTGATGAAGTGATGGGATTGGCGGCTCACAATGACTTCTTTTTCATCTTTGGCAAGAGGCAGATTCTTGTCTACTCTAATGCTTCAACCCCCGCATCTTTGGTTCTAAGCGACACAGTAGGTTCTATTGGTTGTATTGCTAGAGACACCATTCAGTCAATTGGCACAGATGTAATCTTCTTGTCGGACTCAGGTGTTCGTTCTTTGATGAGGACGATTCAAGAGAAGTCTGCACCCCTTAGAGACTTGTCTAAAAATGTTCGCTCAGATTTAACAACTTCTGTGGCGGGAGAGACTTTAGCCAATGTGAAATCTGTTTACTCAGAGAAGAATGCTTTTTACTTGTTGTCACTACCAATATCAGCAAGCGTCTTTTGTTTTGATACAAAGATGCAATTGCAAGATGGTGCTTTTAGAGTAACAAAGTGGGATTCAATCACACCAACAGCCTTGTACTCTCTAAGAAATGGTGACTTGTATATTGGTAAACGAGGCTTTATAGGAAAGTATGGAACTTTCTTAGATAATACTTCTACCTACCGATTGAGCTACTTCACCAACCATGCAGACCTTGGTAATGACAATCAGATTTCCATTCTCAAGAGAATCAAGACAATCATCATTGGTGGCTCTAACCAGTTCGTGACGATCAAGTGGGGCTTTGACTTTGCTGCCAATTATTTGTCAGGCAATGCTTTTATTCCTACACAACAGAACTATGAGTACGGCCTTGCTGAGTATGGAATAGCTGAATACTCTGGTGGACTCTTGATTAAAACATTAGATGTAAACGCATCTGGTGCTGGCAAGGTTGTTCAAACAGGTTACGAAACCACTATCAACGGCACTCAACTGTCAATTCAGAAGATTGAGATTCAGTCTAAGAACGGAAAGATATCATGAGTGCGCTTTTAAAAGTTGTCAGAACTTCAAAATCGTGCAGTTGGTGCAAAGAAGAAAAGTCTCTATCTGATTTTACAAAAAACAATGCTGCTCCTGATGGTCTGCAATATAGATGTAGAGCTTGTGATTTGGCTTATCAAACAAAACGTAGAGCTGAAAATTACGAAGAGAATCTTGAATACTCTCGTACATATCAGCGTAATCGCAGAAAAGACTTTGACTATCGCTTGCAAATGTTGATTAACGCATCAAAGCAACGAGCAAAAGATAAAGATCGTGAGCATACGATTACTGTTGAAGATGTGCAAAAAATCTATCCCAAAGATGGATGTTGCCCTATTTTTGGAATGAAATTAGAATTCAATACTGCTGGATTTAGAGAAACAAGTCCTAGTATTGACCGCATAGATTCAACAAAAGGTTACACGCCAGATAATATCCAAATAATTTCTTGGAAAGCAAACCGAGTCAAAGGTTATGCGACTTTACAAGAGTTGGAAATGTTAGTGGCATATTTGAAATACGGAGAATGATATGAGCCAATACACAAAGAGCACAAATTTCGCCACTAAAGACAACCTTACCCCTGGCGATCCACTCAAGGTTGTCCGAGGTACAGAGATTGATACTGAGTACAACAACATTGCCACTGCTATTGCGACAAAGACAGACAATGCTTCTGCCGCAATTACAGGTGGAACGATCACAGGTATCACAGACTTAGCGATTGCTGATGGCGGTACAGGTGCTTCTACAGCCGCAGGTGCTCTGAACAACCTATTGCCTAGCCAAACAAGCAACGCTAATAAGTATCTTCAGACTGATGGAACAAATGCAACATGGGATGCTGTAAGCCTTTCTACTGCTGACATCACAGGCACTTTAGCGGTAGCTAATGGTGGTACTGGTGTAACTAGCTCTACAGGTACAGGCTCAGTAGTGTTGTCAAACTCGCCAACACTTGTTACTCCAGTATTGGGAACTCCCTCTTCTGGTACAGCAACCAATCTCACTGGTTTGCCAATCTCTACAGGTGTGAGTGGTTTGGGTACTGGTGTGGCTACGGCATTAGCTGTTAATGTTGGCTCAACTGGTGCTCCAGTAGTTAATGGTGGAGTCTTAGGCACTCCTTCAGGTGGCACTTTAACGAACGCTACAGGTCTTCCTATCGCTACAGGTGTATCAGGTCTAGGAACTGGTGTAGCAACATTCTTAGCGACTCCATCAAGTGCAAACCTAGCGGCTGCCTTAACTGATGAAACAGGAACAGGCTCTGCCGTCTTTGCGACTTCTCCTACATTGGTGACACCTACTTTGGGTGTAGCTACAGGCACATCATTCCAAGGCATTATTGGTAATGTGACCCCTGCTGCGGGTGCGTTTACTACGCTTAGTGCAAGTGGTGCAACTACTCTTTCAGCGCAACTTACAGCATCTACTAGTGATACGTCATACCCAATAATAAGCAAAGACACTAGCGCATTTAGTGCAGGTGTTTCTGGCCCAAAGTTAGGTTTTTTTGGATTAGATTCAACATCAACAAACACTGCACTTGGCGCAATTAGCACACTTGCACAAGCAAGTCAAAATGCAACATTGCGTGTACAAGTTTTAAACAGTGGCTCTTTAGCAACTATCGGCACATTCTCCACAACAGGGCTAGGCATTGGTACAAGTAACCCTGACGCAAGAATTGATGCAGAGGTTTCTTCTGGTAACGGCTACCGAGCATACAAATCCACTACAGGTGGTTTTACTGCTTATCGGTTATACACATCCAATGAAAACGTAATCGGCACAGTTGGCGTTACATCTACCAACGACACTTTCTATTTGGGATACACATCCACTCCTGTTTTGACTTGGAATCAAAACTGTGTTGGTGTCGGTGGTGCTACTCCATCTACAAGCGGTGCTGGCATCACATTCCCCGCAACTCAATCAGCATCATCAAACGCTAATACGCTAGATGACTATGAGGAGGGGACTTGGACACCAACACTTAGTTTTTTATCTGGAAGTGTTACATACACCACTCAAGCAGGGATTTATACCAAAGTTGGTCGGATTGTAACTGTTGAAGGTTATGTAAACATTGCCACAGCATCTAGCCCAAGTACTTTTATTTTAATGCAAGGTTTACCATTTGCCCCCGCAACTCAATATGGCGCTGCGTCTATTATGGTTAATGGTATGTTGGTGCTTGTTGCTGGCGATTATGTAGCACATCCTCGCACTGCGCCAGATATTCGTATCTTCACATTTTCAGCAGGAAGTTTGCAAAACCCTGCATCAAATATTCAAGCAGGGTCAGAGATTTACGTTACTTGTTCTTACGCAGTTTAATTATATAAAAGGAAAATTATGTCTTTAACCAAAACCATAACTGTTGACCAAATCACAGTTAACGAGAACGGAATCATTCTGTATCGTGAAGCAACTCGCATCATGGAAGATGGCAATCAAATCAGCCAAACCTACCATCGTTCAAGCCTCACACCCGCACAAGACCTGACAGGCGTTCCAGCCAATGTTGTTGCTATCTGCAATACAGTCTGGACTGCTGAAGTTGTTGCGGCTTATCAAGCGGCACAGGCTGCGGCTGAAGCTGAACGTGAAGCACAACGATTGGCGGCTGAAGCGGCACAAGAATCTGGGACTCTAGCATGAAGCTAGAACTAGACGTTAACGAGATTAGCTTTGTTTTGCAGACATTGGGAAACCTCCCATCGTCTAGTGGCGTGTGGCCTCTTATCGTTAAGATAAAAGAGCAAGCAGAGGCACAAGTGCCTAAAGAAGAGGAATAAATATCATGGCCGTGACAAATAAAGAAATTGTAGATTTTCTAA